CTTCCGGGCAATTCTCGCTGCATGGTGCGTATCCCCAAGCCCCGGCCTCCGGTAGCCATCCAAAACCGGGCAAGCAATACCAAAGAGTTCCGCCGTTGCATCGGTCTGAACATTGTGGCGGCGGTGTTGGTGGTCGCTGCGGTACTGGAGGCGAAACAAAGATGTCGCAATTGTCAAGCGTAATTGGTGGCGGCAAGCAGCCTGGCGGACAATTTAGACAACTCAATACGCCCAGCGGATCTCGATACCAAACGCAATTCCCGTTCGGATTCGGCGTTGTGGTTGTGTCGCAGTTACAAGGTGCACCGGTGGTTGTCGTCGTGGTCGTTGTTGGCCCGCATTCCGGCGGTTCGTTAACCTGCTTGCTGCAACTTGTGAAAGTACATTCGCCATCATTAGCCGCACAAAACGTCGGCTTCAAGCATTGGCAATGCTCGGCCGTTGTCGTGGTCGTTGTGGTCGTCGGGCATCCGCACCGATCCGGCGGCGCTGCCGTTGTGGTCGTGCTTGTGGTGCCTCCCGAAGTTGTGGTCGTTGTGCTTGTCGGTGATCCGGTTGTCGTCGTTGTTGGCGAGCACTCATTCGATACCAGCGTCCATGCACCGCTAACCCATGACCACTGACAAGATCCTTCGCAGTTTGTTTGGCGGCTGACGATTGGCTGCGTGGCTGATGCGGTGACGCAACTGTCGTGAATGACAACAACGCAAAGACGCTCGCCAAGCCCTGGAGGCTTGTAAAGGATCTCGAATTGCCCGGTTGTTGCTGATCGCAAAGTGACCTGACCGCTGACGATTGCGGCTCTGTTGTGGCTTTCGTTCGTCACCTGAACGTAGGCCATGCAAACGCCGCTGACTTGAGCAGGACGGATCCTGCCATGCGGCGTAGCTTCTTTTAAAACCGCAAAGCATCCGCGACCGTCAGTTGTCGCACCGGTTAACCACTTATACTCATCTTTTACTTCTGTAATTGCCGCATCGCAAATCTTGAGCACTTCCCCAGCACGACGCGGCCCACAAGAATCGTTGCGGACACGAATTAGATCGGTCGGCCTATCGTAAGGAAACGGTGCCGATTGGTCGGCCGCTTGTCGCATCTTAAATGCTTCGCCGGCGTCAACCATCGCATTCCAGGTCGATGCTGCTGGAGCTTTGAAAGGCTGGCCCGGTGATGCTTTATCTCGACTGGTCATCCACCAAACCCGAAAGCGGCTGCCATTGGAATAGGATCGTAGACGCGATCGACGTAAGCGTACTTCGGGACGCGAACCGGCACCATCTCAGGATTTCCGCCGGGAGTGTTACCAGAGAAAACAGACTCATCTTGATAGGCGATCCATAAAACTTCATGCCCCTTGCGTGCGATGTTCTGAATGTCACCAACGGTCAGGGTCGCGTTTGGGCTGGCGAGAAAGCTATAGCTTACGGTCGATTCCGTTGCCGATCCGTTGCCGCCTCGCGATCCCATGAACAGGATCTCGCCTGGATTGTACGTCAAAAACGTGTCACTGTTGACGGTGCCGGTGACGCTCGAAAGGTATCTCGCTTTTCCTAGCGTCATGTATCCCGGCGGGTGCCGGAATTGCACGTTGATCTTCATCAGCGGGATGACAATATCGACGCCGTTAACATTATTGCCATCGACGCCAATCTGCCCTTTTTGATCAGGCACACCAACAACAAGCGGCCCGCCTGGATTAGCTCCGTTTTTGTATCGCCCGACCTCTTCTTTTGCCCAAGTTATGTGGACGCTTCCGCCGGTCGTGTCGAAGTCCCACGTCCACTCGCCAACCTGTAAGCCTAGTGCCTGCTGTAGATTCCGGCTTGAGTAGATAACCGCAACGTCATACTGATTGTAAGCGGTCTGCTTTAGTTGAATGTCATCGCGAAACAAAGTCCCGTTGATCGTCGCAACGGTGATCGGTGTGCCTGATTGTGCAAACGCCTTGACGGTCGCCGCTGCCGGCTCTCCGCTTGCTCGCCAGTATTGCGTCAAGCTTGGCGGGTTGTCGCTCGATTCGTGATGCTCTGGGATGCGGATGAATTGAAACGTCATGAGAACGCCAGCCTCCCGCCTCTAATCGCTGCCACGATTGCTGCTGTATTTTGCCGGCTGATCGCGGTCTGCTTGTCGATTGCTTCCTTGACACCTTCGCCGACCGTGCTTTCGCCTCTGGTGGTTGCCATGATTGCCGCGGCGGTCATCGACGAAGAGAACACACGCGAAAGCGGCCCGCTCGCTTCCTCTTGTTGTCGCTGCTCATTGGCTCGCATCGCTGCCGATTGCTTGGCCGCTTCGGTTCGAAGTCTCGCTAGTTCCTGCTGTGCCTTTGAGAGAGCTTGGATGTTAGGCCGCTGGCGATTGTCAAAAGCCCTGTCAATGTCCTCATTCATGCCGGTTATATCGCGGCCGATGATTCGCCAAAATGAGACGATTGACTTCGATGCAGACCGTAAAGCCTCATTGATTGCATACGGGATTGATGTCGTGAACTCAAGCCAAGCGACTTTGAGCGACTGAACAATCACCTGCCAAGCGGCAGTAAAATTGCCCGAAGAAACAAAGTCCGAGACGGCCCCAAGCGATCGCCTAGCCTCTTCGCCGAAAAGCTTTGCGGCCAGCGTGCCGGCCGCGAAGATAGCCGCAAGGCCGCCGGCTAGTGCGGGTGTTGAAAGCAGAAACAACAATCCGCCAAGTAAACCCGCGACAACTTTAACAGCGACTCCGAACGCGACAACCGCGGCTGTCATCGCTACAAACTTGGCCACTGTCTTGGTGATCGCAATAACGATTCGGCCATTCTCGCGAATGAACTTAATGAACTGCGAAACTGTGACGGTCACAAAGTTGACAAGTTGCTTGGCCACTGGAGCGATAGCCGCACCGATCTCAAAGAATGCAGCGGAGACAACTCGCCTTGCCCTGTCGAAAGCGTCGCCAAGATCGGCCGCATTCTGCACCGCTTCATCGGTCGGCACGATGCCAAGTTCCCTTGCCTCTTGTCGAAGTCTCTGAATGTCCCCAAGCATTGGCAGAATTTGAGTCCCTGATTTGCCGAAAACCTTCATCGCTAACGCCGCTCGTGTCGCATCGTTTGGAATCTCGGCAAGCGCGTCCGTGATCTTTGTAAAGATTTGTTCCGTGTTTAGCGTCTGCAAATCTTCGGCACTAATGCCAACCCGTGCCAATGCTTCGGCCGCCGTTTTCGACCCCGCTTGAGCGTCGCCGATTGTTCGATTCAACTTAGTCAAGACCTTTTCAACGGTTTCGATGTTTGATCCCGATTGTTCGGATGCATAACCAAGTTCCACAATAGCACTTGCCGCAACGCCAGTCCGCTTTGAGATGTCGTCAATTTGACTGCCGAACGTGGTAAACTTCGCAACCGCCAAAGCGATCCCGCCGCCGATCGTTGCCGCCGCTGCGGTCATTCGCATGCCGGCCGACATAATTTCATCACCGAAAGTATTCAGCCGCTTCCGGGCTGCATCCATGCCGCGAACAAACGCCGACCGATTAACGTATAGCTCGACATACGCGCGACCCGCTTTGATGTCTGCTTTAGCCATGAACTCCAAACCTTAGCGGCTCGATTTTGCCTTCCTGCTTTTGTCGCCCGATCTCTGCTTGGATCGCAGCTTCGATCTCGCTTGAGTATTCGATCGGCTTTCCGATTGTGCCTTGCTGCATCCTGCCGTGTTCAACGTATTGAATCGGATCGTAGTCATTTAACGCCCAAACAAGCATCGCCTGTTCAAGCATTTCGCCCCGACGCTTTCGGCTCCTTGCCTCTGCCATCGCAAACAATCTTCGAAGCGTTAGCCCACTTGGCGAAACTCCGACTTCGCCGGCGTAGCAGTAACAAGCCTCGCAACCATCCATCCCGTCAATCTGAACTGCAATCATTCGGCCGAAATAATCGACTCCGATACTTAACCGCTGGCCGGCATTATCCTCTCGATTTCTTGGTTGAACATCTGATCGCATTGACTCCTTAGCTTCGCGATAATCTGCGGGTCGCTGATCACGATCGCCAGTTTCTGCGCCGCTATCTCGTCCGTTTTCATCGCCATCTCTTCCATCCGGGCGAGCACCTCGCGAACGTGTGACGCTCGCCCAGTCGGGAAAAAACCGATGATCGCCTCCCGTACCGCGTCAAGCATGTCATCAGGAGGATATGGCAACAACTTAACAAACTCATTCCGACTTAGTCCGGCCGCTTCGCGTTGCTCTTTGCATAGCAAACACACAACGCCAGCAATCACGGAAGGATCGTTGCGAAGCTGTAAAAGCGGATCGTGCTCAATGTCGGTTAACTTGATCTTAAAATCCTGTTCGATTTCTTCGATCAGTAAAACGTCAAGCTCGATCCTCCATTCATTGCCTTTTTTGTCTTTGAATTTTGCCACTGATGCTCCGAATCGTTGGCGTTTATGAGATTAGGTAGTTGTGGTCGTCGTCGTTGTGGTGGTTGTCGTCGGCCCAGTGATCGTGGTGTTTAGTCGCGGCTCTCTGAGGCTGTTGGATAACGCAACGACTTCGATGTTAGCCGTTGCCTCTCCGGCCAGCGGTGCCCCGTTGGTAACTCGGATCACGCAATCGGCGTCGATGCCTAGCTTGCCATCGGAAGACGCAAACGCAAGGGCGATCGGGTTGCCAGTCCTGGCCGCGGTTTCAAGTGCTACAAGTGCCGCATCGTTGCCTTGCACAATCATCGTGAAGGACATTGAAGCGGTTAACTGCGTAGCTTCTCCGGTTGCGATCGGCACCGAAAAGCCATCACCTGCGGACGTGGTAGATCCGACTTGAGGCTCAACGCCGTATTCGCAATCCACGCGACGAAGGACGCGAAGCGCCGCCGTTGTGCCTTTGGTCCCGTACAATAGGACGCCCTGATAACCCATTACTTTCGCTGTCATGTTTTTCCCTTGGTTACGATTGTCCTATCGATCCCGACCAAATACCAGCCATTCGCGGCACGGCACGAAGTAATGCCGGCCGCATGAACGGCCGCTCTGGATAATCCGCACCGGCTCGACTTTTACCCAATTCGTGAAGCTCGCCAGATGTCCCAACAAACGACGCTCGCGGCCCAATCAACGCCGTTTCGAAGCCTCGGTTCTGTAGATCCATGCCAACGAATATAGCGTTCTTAAGATTCTTGCCCCAGCCCTTTGTCAAAGGCGGGTCGCCCGGATTAGATGATTCCTTGTAGGCGATTTGCGGCCCGCGTCGTTTTCGCTTCCGGCTATCAACGACTTGATTTGTTGAACGTTTCGCCCTGACTTTAATTGTCGAAACAACATCTTTTCGGATGCTGAATGCGGCTTGGCGAATGTTTGCAAACGATGCCTTCTTTTCGGCGGCGACTACTGCCTGCGTGTTGTCGTCAATCTTGACGCTAACGCCAATGCCTGCCGATAGTCCGGTCGATTGCTTTTGAGTTCTCACGCCAGCATCTCCCTCGATAATCCGAAGCGAAGAGCGACGACGCCTTGAAACAATCCTTGCCGCAATAAGTCTTGATTGACAAACTGCACGACCTCGCTATCGCGCCAAGCAACTGTCGGCTCAAGCGGTAGCGTGTTAGTCAATCGTCGTTCGGCTAGGTAGTCGCCGATTTCACTCACAAGATTAACCAGCGAATCGACCGAAGCATTGATCAGCCGCCCGCTATCGTTTCGATCGGCAACGCCAAACCGCTTTCTCACGGCTACGTGAATCGTGCAAAGACTCTGCATTGTTTCATAGCTGTCAAGTGCCGTAGAGTTTTCGGCACCCATTGACACGAAAACAACGTCAACTGCCAGCCCAGAAAGATCCTCGAAACTAGCGTCCCAGTCCGCGTAGCTTCGTTCTGCTGTCCATCCGCCAAGCGTAAAAGCGTTCGCCGTCTCCGCTGCATTTAGCAGCGAAGCAACAGCGTCGGCAATTCGAATCGGCGGTGCCGTCATTGGATTTGCTTAGTGTGTGCGACCAGCATGACGCCGGCGTTGTCGTGTCGCTCAACCGCCTGCCTGTTAGCGGTCGGCAGTATTTCAAAAATCTGATCGTTCTGGCCGTCGTGGTAAACGATCAAGTCACCTTTTCGCGGCCGAATGTTCCCAAGCTCTGACACTTGAAAAATCCAGTCCGTCATCTCGATTTCAGTATACCCGCCGGTGTCGTCGATCACTTGATGCATCGCGTCCATCGGCACTGCGGTGATCTCTGGCAAGTAAATCGATTGGCCTTTCCGAAGCTCGACCGACCGCCCGTCCGCCTGTCGGAGCAAAGCCGACAAGCGGCCGATCGAAGCTTGGATTCTTGAAACCATTTCAGCCTATCAAGTCGTGGTGCTGGTCGTGGTCGGAACGCCTGCCGGCCCATACTCGTTCAGCCGGACAACACCGGTCTCTTCACCAGACCCCTTGGCCTCATCGACCATACCGACCGGGAAATTCCAGTTTCCGGCCGTAGTGGTGTAGGCTCCGCTGCTAGCGGTCCCATTTAGTGGGCTGCCGTCCGCGTCCCATCCGACTGTGGTCCCAGCGGTCCAAGCTTGCGAACCTACGCCCCAGGCCCTAAATCGGCCTGATACGTCAAGCTCGTCAGTCTCACCCGCTGGGATGTCGTTCACCGCGATCCCGACGCGGTAAGCATGAATTTGAATCGGAGTGCCGGCTGTGATCGTGCTCGACCCGCCGTTCGTGTAGAGCACCCGGTCGTCGCTCTTGTGTCGTTCTGTTTTGATTCCTAAAGCGCTAGGCATTTGCCTGATTCCTTATGTGTGTGTAACAAAACCAACGGCCGGCGGCGAGTGCCGCCGGCATTAAATCAGGTCAGCCGATCAGGCCGCGCCTTTGCTCTTGATGCCGCTCAACCATTCGGCCTTATCGCAGCCGAAGTCGTGGTAGCCGCGGAACTGAATGCCAAGCTGGTTGAAGTCGGCGTCGGCACTTTCAACGGTCGGCGTTTCGACGCCATTCAGCACCGAAACCACCATCGGCTTCAGGATGCCACCGAACAGATACCACGCAGTCGCGCTGTTGCCGGTGTAGTCGCTGTCGCTTAGCTCGTTAACCACGACCGGCTTGTACTTGCCTTTGTGGATGTTGTCGTTCTGAACCGTCGTCAAGTTTGCCGACTGGTAGAGCTTGTCCGCGTTGAACTCAAGCTCCTTTGGAACAACAAGCAGCGAAGGCGGCCCAACAGGATTAACGCCGTTGCTTGCCGAAGTGCTGCCGATTTGCTTCTTGTCGGCACTTTTGAGCGAGCGGTAAGCGGTGATCCCGAGTTGCAGGCCAACGCCATCCTGAGCGAGATTGCTTGTCGCTCCGGTGATGTAGTTACCGCGACCCGAGGTGAAGAACGACGCGTTATCCATAAACGCTCGCCAAAACACTTCCCGCATCGACTGAGCGGCCCCAAGCCCGAGACGTGCCCGGATGTCATCGAACGCGCCCAGGTCATCGTTGATGATCTGTTGCCGCGTCAGCGCGAACATTTTGGCGTAGGTGTCGGCCGATCGGGTAAAGCTTTCTTCGCTCACTTGGCCGTGTGCAATCTCGCCGTTCGCCCCGATCTTTTCGTACTTCATGTTGTCGAGCAACCTGTACGAGGTCACCGTCTTGAAGTCGTTGACCGGCCGAACGTCGGCGATCTCTCGCCATTCGTTGCCAACCTGAATGAACCCTTCCAGAAGCATCTTGTTCGCGATGTTCGAAAGGATTCCGCTGAGGCTCACGACCGAATTGCTTCCCGCGCGAATCGCTGGAGCGAAAGCGTAGGTAAGCACGTCGCGAAGATTGCCGGTGTTGATCCTGTAAGCTGCCGAAACCGGCATCCCATTGGAAGCCGCGGCGATGATCAACGCCTGTTGTAGCCCGATGCGGCCGACATTCTTATCGGCTTGCTCAAGCACTTCCGGCTTGTAGCTCTTGTCGCGGTCCTTGATTCGCAGCGTGCCTGCCAACGCCGCCTCGATCGCTTCGCCGCTAACGTCTTTGTTGCTGGCGTGAATCGCCGGGCCAGCGGGCCGCGAAGCTTCAAGGCAATTTGCCTTGAATGCGTAGGCCGCTTTGATCGCCTCGACTTCGAATCTTGCCGAAGCCCATTCGCCAGTTAACGCATCACGCTTGAGCTTGATCGCCGCCTCGGCCGCCTTCGCCTTGATCTCGCTCAACTTGTGCTGAGGCACCTTGTCGGAAAACTCCCACGCCGTCGCTTCGATGTCGGCTTCGTGCTTGGCGTAAGCCACCTTCAGTTCGTCAAGGTCGAATGACGCCTTGATCTCCGGCGCCTTGCCTGGCGCAGCACCCGATGCCTTAACTTCGTCGTCGTACTTGGCTTGCAACTTCTGCCGCTGAACGTCGGTGAGAGTCGAAGCATCTAAACCCAACGCCAGAATCCACTCGTCAAACTTCATCTCATTTCCCCTCGGAATAGTGGTTGCGGCGCTCGCCGCGATCCTTACTGAGGTCGTCGAATCCGCCCCACGGGCAAGAAAGGCGACGCCATACAACCGTGCTTTGCGTGCGACCAGAACCGGACCTTCGATCCGTTGGCCGTTGATAATTTCTGACTTGCCGGCCTCGATCTTTTCGAGCGGCACAAGCGGCACGGCTTCGACCGAAGCCTGCCACGGATAATTCATCTTCGCGTTGGCGACAACCTCTTGAGCGGCTGGACCAGTGCCACTAACGACGCCAGCCAGAATTAACTGGCAACCGTTGTTGCGCGTCTCGGTCACATGTCCGACCCGTTGCGATTGGTCGTGATCCATGTTCGCGGTGATGCTGGTCGCGTTCTCAAGTCCGGCCAAATCGATGACGACCGGCATTCCAAACTTCTGCATGTAGGCCGGTGTCGCTAGCGGCCCGCCGTTGTAGGCGACGATCTCAAACGTGGCCGGCTTAACGACGCCGCTTTCGTCGGATTGCTTTGCGTCGATTGTGACCGGCGCAAACATGGCGAACGTGTTAGCGTTCTGGCCGAATGCCGCTTCAATCGATTCAAGCGTCTGCATCTTGTTCCTCGTTGTCCGGTGTCCCGTTTGCGTTGCGATCCATTGCGTCGGCCATCTTCACCGATGCTAACTGGTTCGAATTATTGAAGGTTGAGTTCCGCAGAATCTCCCGCATCTCGTCAACAGTCACGCCGTTTTCGCGTGCCATTACGACTAGCTCATCCTCGAAATCTGAACCCGATTCGGAGTAAAGCTTGGTCCGCGTTATTTGTCCGGTGCGGAGCTTGGTTTCGTTCGACGATGCCCGTGCCTGCTCATCTGCGACTGGGTGTTCTGGCCAGTCCCATTCGTGCGGCGGGTATCGATTCGGTATCTGTGTCCAGCCGTAGCGAAGCGTCGCCTCTTCGAACCATTGCTCAAAAAGCGGTTCAAGAACTGAGTCGTTCGCGTCTTCGCGCTCAACGTCCAACTGCTTGAAGTAAGGCGTAAAATCAAGCTTGCCACTGGCGAAGTTATGCGACGATGAATCGCCAGCCCCGAGGTTGTGCGGCATACATTTAGGCCGCCCCATCTCGCTGACTTGTGCACGATGGAATGACTCATAGGTCGCGTTCGGATGCTCGGCCCTCATCTGCGAAGCGTCCCAACCCATCGGCAAAGCGGTCATCATGCCGCGTTGCATTTCAATAGACGAAAACGGAGACGCCAAGTCGGCTCCGGTTTCCGGGCTCATCTGCGTTTTCAAAAGCACCGAAAGCATCGCCGCAATTTCAGCACTTGTTAGCGTTGCCTCTCGCCACCTTCGCGAAGCCGCACCCGTGTTAAGGGTTGACTTCATTTCGGCTACGCCGCGATGCTGCCCAGGTCGCTCAAGTGAGTACCAGTGCAGCATGTTCCGGGCTGGTACCTTGTCCGCGATCTTCTCAACGTCAAAGAACTGGCCGCCTGGATGGTAGCGGAGAACGTCGTACCAGATCGGATTGCCGAACTCATCAAACCGCACGCCGTCGATGTAGCCGATCATTGCGAATGGCAGAAGCGGTGACGAAACTTGCTCGGCTTCGACAAGTTGCAAATCGAGCTTTACTAGATCGTTTAGAACCGGATTGCTTTTGAGGATCGCAAACGATTCGCCGTCACTGACTTTGGCAAGCGTCATGCAATGCAACTTGCGACGAAGCTTGACGCGCTTCGACCAGTTGTACCAAGCTGTCTCAACGATCCTGTTAAATACATCGCTGCCGCTTTGCAAGCGAAGCGAAGGCCCTTTGCCGACTAAGTAGTTGGCATGAACCTTCAGCATCCCGTCGAAATAACCGTTCGATCCGCGCTCATAACGCGACCGCTTCATTAGCGTTAATCGAACGCCGCGGCTGTTCGCAGAGTCAGCGTCTAGGGCGTCAGCATTGGCCCAGTAGTTTTTATATTCGTCGCTCGTTTGTGCGGCGTCAAAGCGGGCGTGAATTCGCGGCGCGTTTGATTGTAGGTCAAACGCCTCTGGTCGCTGCTGCGGTTTCGGCTGTGCCGGTCGCCGCGTCATTCCGAGAAGTTCGCTTATGCTCATCCGCATCCTGGCGGGATAATCTTCGAGAACCGCAAGCCCAAATGATTTCGTCCGTTGCCAGCGTCTTGATTAGCTAAGTGACGCTGTGCCGCGATAAGATCCGCAATCGGCCGCTCCGTGATGTTGGTCGATTTCACCGCGACGCTTTGCGGGTTTAGCATCGCTTCGCGGATGATGTCGTTTGGATCGGCCGTCGTGGTCGTGTCGCTCATGCGTTGATAATGACAACGCGAAAAGCCTTTGCAATATGCGCCGAAGAGATGTTGCCACTAATGGCAACCGGCTAGAAAAATACTTCGCGGCTGGTCAAATGCTGGCCGCAATGTCGGCAGACGCGAGTCCGCTTTGTCTCACTCCCATCGGACGAATGCCACGTGGTGATCACTCTGGTATCGCGGCACCCGCACTTCTGACAAGCAAGGCCGATGCCTGATTCGGCTTCGATCTTTCGCGTCTCGCTTATCATCTCGCTCAATGGCCTGCGGATTCCGTCTTGCATATTATCGACCCGCCATTTCGCGAAGGCTCATCGGTCGCCGCACTTTGTTAGCCGCTTCTATCGCAGCGGCAACGGCCTCGCCTGCGCAAAGTGCGGCATATGTCGCGTCTAGCCAGTGGTTGTTCCTGTCGACGCGATCCCAAACGATTGCTTCGCCTTTGCCTTCAACGTATTTCTCTATCTGCTTTTCGGCGACAAGGTGCCGCGTAAATTCGGCGTGCTCTGAACTGCTTGACGGTTCGTAGAGCGTCACCGCTCCAGCCTGATCGGCACCGATCAAAAGGCGTTGATGAAGTTGGCTTTTCCAATAGTCGGTATTCATGTGAACCAATAAAACGCCGGGAATGCTGACGCCGTTTCGCTTCACCGTGCCGATATGGTACTGGCTGCCGACGTGGATCATTCCTTTTTTCTTGTTGTCCGGTAACAAGTAAGGTGTCATCCGCCTTTGGCCTAGCCCGTAGCCTTTCGTCGGCCTGTAGATTTCGGCACCGATCGGAAGCTTGAGTGCCGTGTTGATCTCGTTACAAAATTCGTACACGGCGTCGGTATGTTCATGCCAGCCGCTATCAATCCAAATCTGCGACGGCCGCATAACGTCGCCGCTTTCCTTTTTCCAGCCTCCATCAAAGTAACCGGCCATCCGCTTAAACGCTTCGACAAGTGCCGGCTTAACTCCGATGCGATCGGCTTCTACGTCTTGCTTGCCGTAGTCAATAATCCGCGACGATGTAGGCCCAAATGCAATCGCTGTCCAGTGCAACAATCGCTTGCCAGTATCAATCGCGATCGTCATGTGAGTTGCATCGTTCGGGATGATTCCTTTCTTCAAACCGACGGCTCGCTGTTCGATCTTGTCCGCGTCGATCGGTGTTAGGTCGATGTCAGGCGGTATGTATGGAAGCGTCCAGATAAACTGCCGTTGTTTTTTTTCTGCGTTTTCCGGGTTGCGTGATTTCATCGCTCGCCATTCTTCGGCCCCGAGGTCTCCGACACTGACGAACGGATTGTCGATTGCTGACCAACGAAAACCGAATGTCTGCGTTCGTGGCAGTTCGCCGTGGACGGTCCCATCTTCGCTGATTGTTTGATCGCCGTGAACGATTTTGATGAACTCACTTGTCGCCTTGCGGTCGTCATCGGTCCAAGCGTGTTCGCATTGCGGACAAGTAAAGTGCGAAAGCTCGGCCGCCTCTTCGCTGTCCTTTGCTTCCTGCCAGCCTTTAAGATGTTCGCGTTCGGGTTGTACCCACTGGTAACAATATGGGCATGGGCGCAACAACCGCGATCGGCTGCCGTTGGTGTACTCTTGCCAAATGCGGCCCGACTCAATCGAGACGGTACATTCTAAATATACCCGCTTGCCCTTCCGGCCGAATGCCGCTGTCCGCGCCTCGATTTGCTCTATCTTGTCCGCTTCGCGGCTGGCCGCCCCGGCCGTATCCATCCCGTCCGTTTCGGTGATCGCCACAACGCGGGTCGTGTACGCGGCCCGTGCTTTATCGCCACCGCCTGCCGTCATGAATCGCATCGTTGCACCGTTGCGAAACTTAATCGCTTGCTTAACATCGCCGCCTCTGGACCCTTCGCCCGATGTCGGCAATAGCTCTCGGTAAATGCTCGCTTCGATCACCGGCAGAAAGTCCTCTTTCCATTTGTCCTTCGCCATCGCCATGTCGGGCAAGCCGACGACTACCGTTTCGCCGATTTCGAATAGGTGGTAGAGCACCGGAAGAAC